TTATTTATTCACAATAGAAGAAGTACCACCAAATTTGACGAAGAACCATTCTTTTATCCAAATATACTTGTTTTGAAAATCTTTACCTTCGTATTCTTTGATTTTTTTTATCGATAAATTATATATATCCGAAATATCTGGATTTAAAAAGAAAGGATTGATAAACCATAAATTATTATAGTCTTGAATAAAATAGTGAGATAGTGTGTGGTAGTTTACATTACTGTCTGATAATATTGCATTTAATGCAATCTCGTCAATTACTATTCTTGGATAAATAGCTTTTTTGCTTTCAATTGTTGCTGCTTGTACTAAACCTTCACTCACAATAAGATAGTTTGTAGGAGATATATCTGAAAAATGCTTCCCATATCCTATACCTCCTCTGAAAAAGAATCCATATGAATTCAGCCATGATGTTATATTAGAAAGTCTAAAAAGAAGGTCATTAAAATCTTTCCCATAAATAATAACCGAATCAGAGAATATTGCGAATTCTACATCTGACTGTTTTGAATTTAAAAGTGGCTCTTGCTTTCTCATCTCAAGTAGCATTGTATCTGTTGATTTTAAGAAGCTCATACATTTTTGATAAAATAGCTTTGCTTCTTCATAGTCTTCTGCTATTTTGTTTTTAAATCCAAGAATATCTATAAAAGCGCAAAATTTAGAATCTTCCATATTCTATTCCTCCATTTTAAACTTAGTACCACACTTGGGACAGGTGATTGTATTATTGTCTTCTTCTCCTTTGACTTCATCCGGTGATGCAAAGAGCTGCCACATCGGAACGTTTAGAGCTGTAGCAATTTTTTCAAGGGTTGGATATGAGGGCTTTCCATTCACTATTTGGGCAAGCCCAACTCTTGACATACCTAACAAATCAGCGAACTCTTGTTGAGTATATCCTTTTTCTTTGATGAGTTCTTTTATTCTATGTTCCATAATCGTGTATTTAAATATGGTGCAAATATACATTATAAAGACATGTGTATAGTAAACGCTTTACTAATTAATGTTAATGGATAGTATATTCTTTACTTGTTTTATTGTTTATGTAGATTATATACTTTACATTTGTCGCATCAAAGTAAACGAAATACTAAATATATAAAGATATGAAACGCTACAACTTATCCCAAATCATGAAAGACGCTCATAGATTCTACAATAGTAAATCAAGAATGGGTAGAACCTTTGGCGAATGTTTGAAACTCGCCTGGTGTTGGGCAAAAGACGCTATCAAGTTTGCAGAAGAAAGAGAAGCGAAAATACAGGCTATGTTAGATAATCAGAAACTGGCAGAGCGAACTATAAGCAATGTTGCTAGTAATCTTACTTGGTCTGACTGCTATAATTCAAATAGCAAAGGTTATATGGGTAGTCAGTATTGTGGTGATTAAAGTCAAAGTAATATAGAAATGAATAAAGTATAAACATATAAATAAAAGAATAATGAAAGCAACAATAGTAATGACCAAAGAAGCTCAAAAGAGAGGTGAATATCAAGAGACGTCTTTAGATACATATAAGAAGAATGTGGATTTTCTTATTATCTCATGTGGCTACAGAAGTGCGATTAGCTTTAATAAGCCTGTTGAACTGAAAGAAAGCCGCTCTATCAGCCGTGCGAACTGTGGCGGTTATGTCTATTATGTAACTGATAAGGCACTGGATAAACTGAAGAAAGAGTATTCTTGGTCTTGTGATTTCTAAATGAATAAATAACTCAAAATACAAAAGTTATGGCAACAATAGAACTAAGAGAAATCGATAAAAGAAGAGCTGTGAATCTCAATCGCAAAAACGGTTACGGTTTGGATAATGTACAGATGATGCGCTTAATCAATGCTCATCAGAATGGTGATGCTTATAAACGTGCTTTAGTAGAGTTTCGTTTGACTGATATAAACTTTCATCGTGAAGTTAAATTGCTTATCAATGGCAAGTATGATGAACTGAAAGAACAGGTAAAACAGTGGTAATTTTAAAAAGAAACAACTATGACACTAATAGCTGAAAATCAAGAAGTAAAGATATACCTGCACAATACGGTAGGTGGACGGATTAACGTATATCAGTTCAGAAATGGTGAATTGACTTTTGGTGCTGAAAAAACATCAATACTGAATAAATTTGAGAAAACTCATGTATATAAAACAATTTGTAGAATACTAACACATAAATAAATATGAAAACAGAAGATTTTTTAGCCCAATTATTGGGCATGACTGAAACAAAGGTTTCTAATCATAATATGCCCCCTATCGGCTTTGTACACTATAACAAGCTAGATAGAATTGAAAAGCCTGTTCAGCAGCAAATAAACTCTCTTTTGGTTGAACCTGCTACGGTTGCATTATTTGATGCTCTAAGGGAATGGTTCGAATTTGAAGCTACCAATTATACTTGTGGCGGCTTTGGTTGTCAGAATGATTACTTACTTAAAAGTAAGATCGAAGTTGTCAGAAAGCTGTATCCTAAAAAGAAGTAGTTTTCGAGCTACCCAAAACTGATACACGATTATATAATAAAGGCAGTCTTAGCACGACTTTTGAAGGCTGCCTTTTACTTTACGACAACGCTTTCATTGTCGTGTATGAGGTGAGAGAAAATTCTTCTTTCGTTTGGATATGAAATAAATTTGCGGAAAAGAAAATAAAGATGTTCTTCGTGGTGGTTGAGCATGATAAGATATTAAAGGCGTTAGATTTAGTCCGTAAACCATCACATTAGACGGATTATTTCTTTCGCCTTTCTCTTTTATATGATTCTAAGCGTAGATAAGTATTCAAGAGGGTTCAGCAAGTCGGTAAGGCGTGAAAGGGTTCGAATCCCTGCTTGCTACAAATTCAGTCAAAAAAAATCTTCAATAGTGGAATTGACTGAACCGCTATTGAAGATAGTTATTAACATTAATACTATATAGAAGTATGAATGTATCTAATTACAGTAGCAAAGGTAGTGAAAAATTTCCTGCCTGCAATGGTGTGGTTACATCAAATGTGAATCACACAAGTGAAATCAAAGCGTACAATCATCCGTTATTCGGAAATGTACGCATGTTTGTGGACAATGGCAAGCCGTGGTTCTGTGCCACTGATATTGCATCCTCATTGGGATATGTCAAACCGCAGGATGCAATCGCAAAGCATTGTAAATCAGCCGGGGTAGCGTTTCGCGGAGTAGGGGTACAAACTGGATTAAAAGGTGATGGTACTCCGGCAATGCAAACCGTTAACATTAAGTTCATTAGCGAAGGTAATATTTACCGTCTAATTGCGAAAAGCCAATTACCCAAAGCCGAAGAATTTGAAAGTTGGATATTTGATGATCTTGTACCTACTGTTATTAATACTGGCAGTTATTCTCTCCAGGTTCCCCAATCTTTCAGTGAAGCTCTCATGCTTGCAGCGCAACAGCAAATGAGAATAGAAGAGCAGCAAAAACAACTTGTACAGAAGGATGAAGTTATAGCAGATAAGGACGCTCAAATAGTTGAGCTTGAAAAAGAGTCTGAGTACACGAGGGTGATCCTTCAGAGTAAGTCTACTGTATTGGTGACTCAGATAGCACAAGACTATGGAATGACTGCAAGGAGATTTAATGCCTTACTCCGTGATTTGGGAATACAACACAAGGTTCGTAATCAATGGATATTATATGGGAAATATATTAATAATGGCTATGTGCACAGTGCCACTCATAACTTCACCCATACGAATGGAAATCCAGATGTGAGTCTTAACACAGAATGGACGCAGAAAGGGCGTTTATTCTTGTATGAAGAACTTAAGAAGAATGATGTGTTACCATTGATCGAACAGTAAAAGATGGATGAAATCAATGTAAATGACATTCCGGATGCAGTATTACTGAAATATTGCATCCGTGACTACAAGCGTGAGAAGCAATTAAGAGAGCAATATGAAGTTGATCTAGTGAGTTTGAAACGTTCTCTTAATGTTATGACAGATATGTGTGAAATGGTAACACAACCAACTACTAAAATGATATCTGAGTGGGCAGACAAGAAAATAGCTGTTTATAAATCCTCAAATGTAAGTTTGAATAAGGCAATGGCTGAACTTAAAGCAGAAAACGCTAACTTAGCGTCTATAAACAGGGAGTTAATGAAAAGAATAGAATTATTAGAAAAAATGATAAACTGAAGTATGGCAAAAGAATATTTTTATGATTTGTTTTCTCGTATAAAGGATGGCAGCCGTCTTGCTGACTTGTTTAATCAAGTTATGCATAAACTGGATATTGTTAGAATAGTGTCTGCTCCATCTACATTTGAAATGGTGAACAAAGACGAACAATGTGTCGAGTTATTCTATGAAAGTTGTCTTTGGGAACTGTATTTTCATGGAGTTGTTGATAAACTGAATCGTTGGGTGAAAGTTCTTAATGAATATGAATCAGAATTTGGTTCGAACTGGAAGTACTATGCTTCTTCAAAACGTCTTGAATCAATTAAAGAATATGGCGGAGATGATAAAGATTATGATACCGAAGGTAATATTCGGACTCTGAACTTGTCAAATGAAGATTTGGAGTGTTATTCGATTCTTACAGACTTGGTACAGGATGACTGGAGAGATATTGTACAAGAAACCAAAGCAGAGCATCTTTCTGGATTATGTGCTTCATTACAGACGCAAGCTAAAATCTCTATAACAGATGTTTTAAAGAATATATCAGGGCAGGAAATTCCGATGTATAAAGAAGATGAAGATGGTAATATGTTTAAAATGACTTTTGTGGATCGGGCACTATCAAAGGCATCTGATGGATCACGAGCTGATGATCTTTCTACTATGGTTTTATTCGTTTGTCATAGCATTCAGTTTCTCATAGAAAAGGTCAGGAAACTAGAGAAGTTCTGCGACAATAAAGAACAGCTTATTTCAGTACGTAATGATGTTGAATGCTTACTGAATCTTGATTTCAGAAAAATGGATTATTATAAACAGTTGTATTTATAAAACATATAAAATGCGCACCTCGTTAAGTCGGGGTGCGCATTATTCTTTCTCAAGCACGGTGTTCTATGTTGAAACAGATGTTGTTAAGCGTAAAAAGGTGAGCGAATCACATCGCTAATTTAGTGAAAAAGAACTCTTATCGTAAAAACCTGTTTCTAAGCCGTAAGGTACATCATCCCCTCTTATCTGTAGTTGATCTCCGCCAGTTCCGTAGTCGGTTGTTTTATCATATCCCCAATGAACCATAGCTATATAAAGAGTATAATATTTATTTGTACTTGACAGGTTTTCGGTGAGTTTTAGATCATTATCATTAACGGAATATTTCACAGATCTTCTACTCGTAAATTTTCCATTTTTATATTCATGGAAGCCCATTGTACCATTAGAGAAAACTAAGTAATATGTTGAATATCCTTTTACCATCACATACGTAGCAGTTCCGGACTCCAGCTCACTTGAGGTTATTGTCTTTTCATAAAATTCATCTTTTTCCTCATCTTTTCCGCAGCTTAACATAATAAGTGCAGTAATCATTAAAAATAAAATCTTTTTCATGTTTAGTGTTTTAATTTATTATTTCACAAAACTACTCAAAAACTTAATACCTCCAATTTATTTCACGACAATCTTTCCGTTGTCGTATATCAAATTCTCAAAGACATCTATTTCACCCTAAATCCCTCTACCTTTAGATTTATTTTTTCACAGTGCAGATTGCGGTAATTCAGACTTTCAAATATTCTTTGAACAATAGTTTTAAGGATACTTTTATCAAATCTTTCACAATAGACTTTTAGTGAAGTATTACAGATTGAAAGATATTCTATAAGACTTTTGAAAGGCTAATTTTGAAGATGAAAATAGGAAATAACGAACAATCGGCTTATTGTTGTGAATCCGAAAGGAAGAAATTCTTTAGTCAGTTGGTTGTGTGGTAATTTTGAGTAGAAATTTTTTTAATAATAAATATATGGCTGGACTTCATTTTGATGCAACGCTCGAAAACTCTGGTTTCATTCAGAAATTGGAAGAAATCAAGAAAGGTATAAAAGAAACTTCAAGACTTATTGAGGAAGAAGGAAAGCGCATTGACTCCATAAATCAGAGGTTTGAATCTTTTGATGAAGAGGTGCTAAAAATGTGTGGTAACCTCAATAAGTATTTTGATGGTCTTTTGAGTAAAGTGGAGTCAATGGCTTCTATGCTTCAAGTCGGGAAGGTTGAACTAAGTGCTCCAACTATCAAATCTGATGGTACTTCTACTCAACAATTGGAGGAATTACGATCTCGTAATGCTGAACTTACAGCAGAATTAGAGAAGCAGAGAGTAGAGATTAAGCAGCAACAGGAAGAGTGGAATAAACTAGCTACTGCCATCAAATCAAACAATGTAAGTGCAGTAGAACAATATAAGCAGGCTACAGCATCTTCAACCAATGCCGTTAAAGATGCCAAATCTGAATTGAAAGGATTGTCTAAAGAATTGGATGATAATCTTAAATACTATGATAAACTTGCGGTTCAGGCTGCAGCGTATAAAGAAGAACTTGTAAAATTACAAGATGCTCAAGCGAAAGGAATTGCCAGAGTGGTGACTGGAGCTAATGGCACTTCTATGCCTGTAAATGATGAAATTGATAGATTAAAAAACAGTTTAAATGAAGTAAGAGAGAATCAGAAAGGTGTTTCACAGGAAATCACAGCACAGAGGCAGCGCCAGGTAGAATTAAATACTGTAATTGAACAAGGTAATGAGAAGCATGCCCGTACTCGAACACTTCTTTTAGACGCTCGTGAACAGTTAATCCAGATGCGTGCTGCTGGTTTGCAAAACACCTCCCAATACCAACAAATAAGTGATGAATTAGGGCGAATGGGCAAACAAGTAGCTTTGGTTAATAGTGAAATGGCTTATTTGTCAAACCCTGATAAAAATATTGCAACTTTGAAAGCAGGGTTAGAAGGCGTTGCAGGTTCAGCAAGCTTAGTTGTTGGTATTATGGGACTTTTCAATCAAAAAAGTGAAGAAATGCAGCAAATTCAGACCAAAGTACAATCTCTACTTGGTGTTATTGTTGGATTAGAAAATACTTATAATACGGTAAAAAAAACGGGCATATTGATGCGTGCTGCAGAATCTATGCAGGCAAAAGCTCGTATTGCTTCTATGGCATTAGAGACAAAAGCAAAGACTACCAATATTGCATTAACGTGGTCTGAAGTCGCAGCGCAAAAGGCTTTAAATATTGTTGCTAAAGCTAATCCGTATGTTTTATTGGCTACAGCTATTCTGACTGTTGTTGGAGGTGTTTGGTTGCTTGTTGAAGCAAATAGAGACGCAAGGAAGGAAATAGCAGAGTTTAATAAATCTGTTGCTGAAAGTGCTGCAACTCCAATAGCTAAAGTTGAAGAATTATCAATGAAGTGGAATAGACTTGGTAATAATTTAGATGCAAAAAAGAAATTTGTAGATGACAACAAAAAAGCTTTTAATGAGTTAGGACTTGCAATCCTTGATGTGGTAGATGCGGAGAATCTTCTGAATAGCAATAAAGATTCCTTTATCAGTGCGATGATTGAGAAGGCTAAGGCAGCGCAATATATAAAACAGCAGGAAAAAAATATCGCAAAATTAATACTGGCAGAACAAAATATAGAATCAAAAAAGAATGCTAAATATGAAGATTCGTACTACTCCAATGGTGAATCCATCTCTGCGGAATCTAAAAGAAAGGCAGCAGTTGCTTCAGCAGAGAAACAATACGATGAGATCGCAAAGAAGATAAAAGAAGGATATACACTGGCTGCAAATGCAGAAGAGGAAGGTGGGAAAAAACTAAAAAATGCAAGAATTAAGAGTGCTGATGATGCGGAGAATTTAGTAGATGATTATACCTATAAAATGATGACAGGAATGGATAGGGGAAAAGGGAATTTTGAATCATTTGCCGCATCAATCTCCAATGGGTATAAATCTTTACTAGATACAATGAAGAATGAAACTATGACATTCTCTGAAAAAATAGGAAATTTCTTTGGCTCTCTTTTTAGTCTTGAAGGAAATGATAATAGTGTATCAACAATCGGAGAACGTGTAACACAACTTCGAACAGACTACTTCAATGCCCAAAATAAATTGAAAGATTTAAGGAAGCCCAGTTCAAAAGCAAATCAAAAAGAGATTGATATCGCCCAAAAGGAAGCTGATAAGATCGCGAATATATATAAGAATTTAACAGGCAAATCAATAGATGATAAATCAGCCCAAAATAAAGCAGAAAAGCTCCGTGAGCAGCAAGAAAAATATGCTACTTTGATGAATAAGCAAGCTTTAGAACAGAAACGCTCTGCTGAAGACCTTCAAACCCAGACCGATCAAGCCCGTATTAATGCAATGCGTGAAGGCAATGCCAGAACAATTGCCCAAATGAAGTTTAATCATCAGAAAGAGATGCGGCAGCTAGAACGGCAACAGGAAGATGTTTTACGTAAGAAATTAGAGAATACTAAATCTGCTTTTGAAGCTAATCCGTCAAATAAGGGAAAATCTTTTAGCAAGGTCTACGAAGAAGCAGTAAACACTCAAAAAACTGGTGATGAAATGGTTTCTTTGTTTGGTGGGGGAAATGTAGACCTTCTCGCTCGTCCAATGATAGATGCTGCAAAGCTAGTTGAGAAAGGATGGAAAGATGCAGGAGACGGTATTGCTACTGTGTTTAGTTCCGCTTATGAGGTTGAACAAGACGGAAAGAATGTTTCAATACAAGTGACTCCTATATTACCAGATGGAACAGTAATGAGTCAGAATGAGCTTGAATCATATATAGATATTCAACTTAATGGAGCCAAAGATGTACTTGAAGCTGATAATAAAGGGATAGTCATACATGTTGATACAGATGTTAGTCCAGAGAAAGCAGAAGCATTCGGACAGAAACTACATGAATATCAGGAAAAATATTATGATGGAGTTTCGGGACTTTCAAAGAAAGGGCTTAATCTTGGGGATTTTTCTCTTTCTAAGTCTCAAAAGGATTCTTATTCTCAACAAAAGGGATATCTTAATATTCAACATAAAAATGAGACTAAAGAGTATTACGATAATATTCTAAAAGAGTATCAGGACTACACCGACAAGCGTCTTGCCATCGAAACAAAATTCAATAAAGACATTAAACTACTTGATGAACAAAGAGAAATAGCTGCTAAGAATGGCGATACCCAGCAGGTAGAACAGATAGATCGCGCCAAAGCTCAAGCTACAAAAAACAAGGGGATGGAGATTATGAACCTGGATTATAATAAGCTGAAAGAATCTCCTGAATATGTCCGTGCGTTCGAGAATCTGAAAGAAACATCTTCTGAAACATTGAATTCCCTTCTCACACAATTAGAGAATGCAAAACAGACAGCAGCACAAGTCTTGTCTCCCGACCAGCTACGGGAATATACAAGCACCATTCAGTCAATTATGGATAAATTGGATAGTCGTAACCCTTTTCAATCGCTGTCTGATAAGAAGAAAGAACTGGCAGAAGCAGAAGAAGAGCTTGCTAATGCACAAATAGAGCTCGAAAATGCAAAGCAGACTGCCGAAGCAGTCAAAGGTGGTGCTAAGATTGAAAATGGCGTCAAGTCCTCTAAATTCAATGAAAAGACCGGTAAGATTGAATCTACAAAAGCTTATTTATCCGAAGCACAGGCCCTGGATCAAGTAAAGAAGAAAACTGAAAACTATAATGCGGCTAAAGACAAAGTAGTAAAGAAGGATAATCAAGTAAAGAAGTCGGAAAAAGAAGTCAGAGCACAGATTTCGGAGCTAGCGGATACCATAGACGAGCTGGGTAAATCGATTGGTGGTCCGGCTGGTGAGATTATTTCCCTCATTAGCAGTATTGGCTCATTTACAATGACCGCAATGGCAGGAGTTGAAGCTGCTGCCGATACCTCTGCTAATGCAATAAGTACAGTTGAAAAGGCATCTGTTATTCTAGCTATCATTGGTGCAGCCGTTCAGATAGCCATGAAAATCTTCGATATGTTCGGTAAGGACGATACGACCGAGAAATACGAGAAAGCGAAAGAAGCGTATGAATCCTATATCAATATCCTTGATCGAGTAATTGAGAAGCAACTTGAACTTGCGGAAACTCTTACGGGAGACACGGCAAATGCCGTATATGAAGCAGCCATCGCCAATATAAAGAAACAAAGTGAGAATGCAAAAGTACTGGGCAAACAATATTTGAACTCCGGTGCTTCTGGAAAGTCCCACTCAAAGGGTTATGATGAAGTAGATGATATGTCCGGTGAAGGATGGAAACAAGCTGCGGAAACATTAGGCATGTCTGAAAAGGAATTTAAAAAGAAAATGGGTGGTCGTATGACTGGGCTATTTGATTTGACTGATGAACAACTTTTAAAGTTGCAATCGGATGCCGGTATCTTCTGGTCCCAACTTGATTCTGATACGCAAAAATATGCCGATCAAATTGCAAATGGTGTAGGAAAGGTTGCAGAAGTGTTAGAGCAACAAATAGCTGATACAACACTCATTGATTATGATTCTCTTCGTTCAGACTTTCAGGACTTACTTTCTGATATGGATGCTGATTCCGCAGATTTTGCAGATAACTTCGAGGAATACATGCGAAATGCTATTCTCAACTCCATGCTTAAAGATGAATATATGGACCGATTAACAGCGTGGAGGGAGAAGCTATATAATGCAATGGACGATGGGGTAACCGAAGATGAATATAATGCTTTAAAGGCAGAAGGTCAACAGATAGCTGATGAAATGAAAGCGAGACGTGATGCGATGTCCGATATATATAAATGGGATAAAGATGATGATAAACGTGAAGCGTCAAAGAAAGGTATCGCCACCGCTTCACAGGATTCAGTTGACGAGAACAACGGTCGCATGGCCGTCATGCAGGAGCACACCTATAGTATTAATGAGAACGTCAACCGTATGGCTACCGGTATAGATACCATCGTCAGCCACACTGTCAATCTCTCATGTCTGGCAAGCATAGACAAGACCATGCAGTCTCTTTTGACAATGAGAAATGAAGCTGTCGGCCATCTGTCTAACATAGATAACTATACTTCCAATCTTGTGGAAATGAAGCAATATATGAACTCCATGAAACAGGATATAAATACCATGCTCATTAAGGGCTTAAAATTAAGTAAATAATGAAAGGACAACTCTACATAGACAATAAAGACGTATTCACCGAATTAGGTGTAGCTACCCTGCAAGGCAATTACGGAGAGTTGGTGGCTTTTCCGTCTTCCAAGACACCGGATAGCAACGACTGGACAGAAGAAGATGGTAAGGAGTTTGACTTGTCCTCTATCACCCTTGACAGCCGGGAGTTCTCCCTTGAGTTCGGCTTTTTCTCCGAGTGGAAGTTCAATGACTTTGTTGCCCTATTATCCGATAGTAGTTATCATGACTTCAACTTTCCACACCTTGGAAGAACGTTCAGACTGCGGCTTTCCTCACAGAACAGTTTCGAGATATACAGTAGTACCCAGCGTTCGAAGTTCACTTTTGCCAACGACTTCCCCCGTCCGGATGATTATGTATATCTGGAGCCGGTCAACACCATTCCCTTGCCGGAAGGCTATGAACTGGACGGTGTGGATTTATCCGCCTATGGCGTGCTTATCCTCAAAGGAACGAATACGGAGATACTGAAGACACCTGCCGTCAAGAAAAACCTATTGCAGAACTTCAAAAGGCAAGATGGCGCAATCTACGACGGTGAATATGTGAAGTTCCAGACAAAGGACGTGAACCTCAAATGCTTGATGCGTGCACCGGATTTTGAGACGTTTTGGCGTAACCGTGACGCCCTTTTGCATGACCTCACCAAGCTATCTACAAAGACCGATGACGAAGGCTACGAGTATTCCGATGCGGAGCGTATATTTTATTGTGATGAATGGTCTGAAAGCTATCCTTGTTACTACAAGAGTTGCAAGACGGATGATTTCAATCCTCTTGGGGGGATATGGTGGGAGTTTACGCTTACTCTCGTATTCACTTGCTTCCGGTTGGAAGAAACCGATTACCTTCTTGCCAGTGAAGCGGGAGAATTCATTATAACGGAGGACGGAGAATTTTATATTGATTTAAATTGATTTGCTATGCCATTAAAAAAGAAAAGAATATCAGAAATGGAAGAAGCCAACGACATGAAGGGTTTCTTTACCATCGGCTACCGGATAGTAAACGGTGTCAAAACTAGCCTTAAATTCGGGCTAGAGAAGATTCAGACGGCATTAGATAATATGCTCAAAGCTACGAGCGATGCCAAAACCGCTACTACCGATATGCGGCAATTAGAAGCTACTGTTGAAGGTAATGAATCAGCCCGTGAAACTGCTGAATCCCGTCGTAATGCTTCCGAGCAGTCGAGGCAAACGGCTGAAACCGGACGTTCTCGTGAAGAACAGGCACGGGAAGCTGCTGAATCCGTTCGTATCACTAATGAAAATGCACGTAAGACAGCCGAAACAGGTCGTTCTTCTGCTGAAACTGTACGGGATAATGCAGAAAAGAAACGTGTAACTGACGAAGGTACACGAGAATCTAACGAGCAAGCTAGAAAGAATGCTGAAACAACGAGAGGTAATGCAGAATCCGAACGTGTGATCGCAGAAACGGCTCGCAAGTCTGCCGAAAGTACGCGATCATCCGAGGAAGGCAAAAGAAAGACAGCCGAAACCGCACGTGCCACGGCTGAATCAGGTCGTTCCTCTGCTGAAACAAAAAGAGTACAGAATGAAGATGCACGTAAGACAGAAGAGGCCGCCCGTATTATAGCGGAAGGCAAGCGGGTAACTGCTGAAACTGGACGCGTTGATACAGAAGCTAAACGTGTTTCGGAAGAACAAACACGTAAAAATAATGAAGATGCCCGCAAATCTGCCGAATCTGGCCGTTCCTCTGCTGAATCGGAACGTGTAAAGGAAGAAGATAAACGAAAAACCGCTGAAACAGGTCGTTCTACCGCTGAATCCGAACGTACTACTGCGGAAAATAAAAGAAAAGCGGATGAAATCATAAGAGGCAATAATGAAACCGCCCGTGTCTCTGCTGAATCTACCCGTAATCAATCTGAAACGGCTCGTATTAATGCCGAGAATGCACGCAAGACCGCCGAGGATGTTCGCGTATCTGCCGAGACTAAACGGGCAACAGCCGAAACCGCACGTGCCACGGCTGAATCAGGTCGTTCCTCTGCTGAAACAATCAGAGTTCAGAATGAAGATGAGCGTAAATCTACCGAAGCAGCACGTAAAGTTGATGAGACCAACCGGGCTAAGGCGGAAGTGGAACGTGTTAAAGCGGAAGAAGCTCGTAAAGCTGAATATGGCGGCATTGTAGATGAGATGAACCAAGCCACGGAAGATGCAACCGCACAACTAGGACTTGTAAAGACGGCTACTGATAATGCAAATGCTGCAGCACAGGCCGCAAATCAAAAAGCAACTTTAGCAGGTGAGAAAGCCGCTCTTGCCGATGCTGCTGCCGGTAGTGTCAACGAATCGAAAGAAGCTGCTTTACAAGCTGCGGCAGGTGCCAATGCCGCTAAAACTGCATCGGAAACCCAAACCGCTTTGGCTAAAAAAGCAACAGATGATGCTAATACGGCCAAGGATGCATCTGTAATACAAACGGGTTTAGCGAAGAAGGCTACCGATGATGCGAACGCCGCTGCGATAGCTGCGAATAATGCAGTATCCGGCGTTGACGCTAAAGTACAAGCAGCTATCGACAAACTGGTAGCCGGTGCTCCGGACGCTCTTGATACATTGATTGAGTTAGCGAACGCCCTGAACAACGATCCGAATTTTGCTGCCACTATGACAACAGAGCTTGGAAAGAAACTTAATGTTTCCGATATTGTTAATAATCTGACAAGTGGAGGAACTGGTAAAGCTCTTTCTGCAGAGCAGGGAAAAGCTTTGAAAGCTGCTCTGGACTCACATAATCATGATGCAGTATATGAGAAGATTATTACCAAGCTTACCGCTTTTAATAAGAATTTCGGAAGCTCTGCCGGGACCGTGTGCGAGGGAAATGATTCGCGTTTGAGTAATGCACGGCCTCCATTAGCACATGCGCATAAGGTATCTGAAATCAGTGATTTCCCTACCTCTATGCCTGCAAGCGATGTACCAGCATGGGCGAAGGCTGCTAGTAAACCTAGTTACACGGCAAGCGAAGTAGGTGCCTCTCCATCAGGTCACAATCATACCGGTACATACGAACCTGCATTCAATAAAAACTCTGCTTTTAATAAGAATTTTGGTAGTGCAGAAGGGACAGTATGCCAGGGAAACGATGCTCGGCTAAGTGATGCCCGTACACCGAAAGCGCATACGCATAAGGTATCTGAAATCAGTGATTTCCCCACCTCTATGCCTGCAAGCGATGTGCCGTCATGGGCGAAGGCTGCTAGTAAACCTAGTTACACAGCGAGCGAGGTTGGCGCTTCTCCTTCTAATCACAACCATGCCGGAGTATATCAACCTGCAGGTAGTTATGCGGCGTCATCGCACGGTCATAATGCGTCTGATATAACTCCTGATAGTACTCATCGCTTTGTTACCGATACGGAAAAAGAGACTTGGAATAGTAAGGCTGCAGGAAACCATAACCATGATTCTACGTATCAACCAAAGGGGGATTATGCACCTGCTTCACATAAGCATTCGGCATCTGACATCACGGATGATATCACACATAGATTTGTAACGGATTCTGAAAAGACAAATTGGAATGGTAAGGCGGCAGGAAATCACAACCACGATTCGGTATATCAAGCAAAGGGTAATTATGCGGCAGCGACACATAAACATGTAGCGTCAGAAATAAATGAAGATGAGACACACAGGTTTTTTACTGATACTGAACGTGGAAAATTGGGCGGTATAGCAGCAGGAGCAAATAACTACACTCATCCGGATACACACCCCGCATCAATGATTGAAGAAAGCACGTCAAGAAAATTCATGACTAATGCAGAGAAAACTTTACTAAGTTCTCTCGGAACTAATGCAGTTTTATTGTCTAGTCAGAATTTGGAACAAAATGGGTATGTCAAGTATAGTAATGGACTATTAATACAATGGGGAAAAAAAACTTCAGGTGGAAGTTATCAGGGAACTATTTATTTCCCTGTTTCATTCTACAACTCCTATTATTCATTATGTATAGGCCCTGCAAAAGGAAATGTAGTAGACAATTCGAGTTGGATTGCAAATTATACAGCCAACAAAGTAGGTAGTTTTAATTATATAAATACTTATTCTATGGGTAGTTCAAATAACACATCTTCTGCAGAATTTAGTTGGTTTGCGATCGGGCGCTGGAAATAATTAAAAATAAGATATATGAAGTATTGGAAAAATGGATTCTACGACGAATACCAGAAAGATTCGGTAGAGATTACAGAAGAGTATTATAATCAGTTACTAGCTGGTCAATCAGCCGGATTGCTTATAGTGGAAAGCAAGAAAGGTTATCCGATCTTAGCTGTACATGAACCTTCAATCGAGGAAATTATAGCACAAAAGCTCAATGAATTACGATTGTACGATTCATCTGCAGAAGTGAATCGGTTCTGCATAGATAATACGCATGGGTGGTGGGATAAAGCTACTCGCGTAGGCCTTATGAACTCTATTGCAATCGAAAGGGCATCCGGACGATCTGAAACAAATATCTGGCTGGGTGATACTCTGTTTGTTTTGCCTGTCGAAAAGGCTATTGATATGTTACAACAGCTAGAATTGTACGCCCTTGCGTGTTTTGACACAACACAAAGGCATACAAAGACTATTCAACAGCTAGCGACAAAAGACGAAATAGAAACATACGACTTCCGTACAAGTTATCCCGGAAAGCTAAGTTTTTCCGGATAACCGATCGTATAATCGTAGTTTTCGATTTCCTCAATAGTCTGCAATGCTCTAACTGCTGCAATGTGCGATTGTGTTACATTGTAGCAGTTTAGTGCATACAATTCAAGGGTATTCAACATATCTAGCGCATCTGGTATCGGGATGACATATTTCACCGCATCATACCATAAGACCGTTTCTGTTTTACCCGCTTCTTTTTCAATTGAAATAGAGTTAAATAATCCAACACGTGTATTTTTATCTAACCACATGCTTTTACCTAGTAATTTAAAAGAATTGACATTTATCGATTTATCAAATGATTGTATTTCAAATACTTTCATTTTTCGTACTTCTTCAATGTCGTACTCATATTCTACCAAAATAGGGTGTCTATTTTTGCTTTCAGCTATTATCAGGCCGGTAGATTGACCAGCCAACAACTCCTGATAATACTCTTCTGTAATTTCTACCGAACCTTCCACTGGCTCGTCGTAGAATCCTTGTTTCCAATACTTCATGATATTTGTTTTTAAATTATTTCCAGCGACCGATCGCAAACCAGTCCCATGATTCTTGTGATAATCCAGTAGTACCCCCACTTGCATAATTTCTATTCAAATAAAATCTACTAACTGTTTTATTTATTGCCAAAGGAGATGATGAATATACAGCGGAGTCACTACTAGGCTTATATACAGTTGCAAATATTTTATATTCAGTATTATAAAAAGATGTAGGCATAGTCACACTATACGAAGCTGTAGATGAACCTCCAACTCTGCCCCATTGTACAAGTAATCCATTATTAAATTTTGCATAACCGTTCAAGGATAGGTTTACGCTTATTGCGTTCGATAGATCAGCTAAAGCATACGTAGTCCCGAGAGAACTTTGCGCAAATATCACAGCCAAAAGAAGTACTATTTTGATACCAAATCTATTCATTATCAAATCAGTGTTATAATATTTTCTATTTCCAACGACCAATTGCTATCCAAAAGAATTTCCAAACACTGGGCAATACAGTATTGCCATTTGTATATGTTACACCACCTTTGAAATAAGCAGTAGTTTTAGTGTTGACATAAGGGCACAAAACTACGGACTCAGCAATATTTCCATATTCTGCGCACATTGACATTGAATAACTGGTGTCTTTAAAAGCCGTAGGAAAATAAAAATTAGTAGCGGATGAATACCCACCGCTATATCCCCATTGAATTATTAGCCCATCAGGTAACTTATAGTACCCGTTTTGGGACAGGCTTTTTGTCGTAACATTGGAAAAATCTTTCAATGCTGCATTTGTCCCGAGAGAACTTTGCCAAATTATGGTCACTAAAAGTAGTACCAAATTTCTACTAAATCTACTCATATCCAATTTGATGTTACTAATATTTACTTCCATTTTCCTATTGCTATCCAATAAAAGTTCCATGTTCCATATCCATAACTATAACTATCATAATACCTATTACACGCTTTAAAGTTAGAACTTGCTTTAGATATTAATAGTGGAGAAACCAAACTGTTAGCTATACTTTTTCCCCCAGGATCACTTGACAAAATTATGCTGTAATTTGTATCTGAAAAAGAGAGTAAAAAATAGGTGATTCTTTCACCTTGTACCCCTGTTACATTAACTCCCCATTGTATAAGCAGTCCGTCTTCATATTTACGATAGCCGTTTTGTCCTAAATTTTGCGCATTAATTTGCGCAGATTTTGTTCCGAGAGAACTTTGGTTAATATAGCAAGTGTATCTCTCCTCTTCTAATATTACTCATTAAAAATCATTGTATCATATTTTATTTCACGACAACGCCTTCAATGTCGTATTTAATGTATCACATTATTATTGATTCGTTTATCTGTTCCTTACTTTTACGCCTATTATTCTAATATATTTCTATTTGACATTTATATTTTAGGATATAATTCTAAAGGTAATATGATTTTATATAGTGACGATAAGGAAATAAAAATCGAAGTAAAGGATGAAAGTTACTCTTATGAAGCTGTCATGGGAGAAGATACACTTACTTTGTATTTTTCCTATCCCGGATATCTTGAAATTCCGGTCGGTTCTTGGTGTGATTTCTACGGGAAACGATACTTCTTAAAAAAGGATTCAAATTTAAAGAAGAATGGTGAACGTAACTTCGAGTACACGTTGATTCTCGAAACCGGTAGAGCAGATGCAGCGATGTGGAAAGTACGGCATACTGTTGATAATAGCATCAAATTCTCATATACAGCAAAAGCACATGAGCATCTCCGCTTACTAGTTGAAAATCTGAATCGTCGTGGTACCGGTTGGAAAGTCGGTGATTGCATCGAAGGAACAGAGAAAGTAATCAATTACAGTCATACCTATATCCTTGACGCTCTCAATCAGTTGGCAGAGTTGTACGAGACAGAATGGCAGATCACTGAAGAAACTGTAGATGGAAAGCAGATAAAAACAGTTCATCTACGTAAAGTTGAATACAACAAGGATAATCCTTTGAAGTTGTCTTACGGGAAAGGCCATGGGTTCAAAGTTGGCGTAGGTCGGGAATCTGGCGACATTCCTCCTGAAATAATCCTCGTGGAGACCACGGACCGCAATATTGACTATTCAACATACGGAGCTAAGAATTTATTGCTTCCTAAGTCTAAAACTCTAGTTTACGAAGGCCGTACATATAAGACAGACGCAGACGGAACTTGTGTTATGCGTGTAGATAAAGAGCTTACTACCGCTAAGGAAGATAGCTTGGATTGTACTGAAATCTATCCCTCGCGTGTCGGTACCGTCAGTGTCGTTTTTGAAGTCAATAAGGAGAATAATTTCTATGATTTTGTAGACGAAGATATCCCAAAAGAGTTGAATTTTGAAGATTGTCTCATAGCAGGTGAAAACATGACTGTTATCTTCCAAACCGGTATGCTCACCGGGAAAGAGTTCGAGGTGAAGTATATTCATGAGGAAAAGGATAAGAAAGCGGGACGTCGCTTTGAAATTGTTCCGCAGGAAATCGACGGCATTACTATGCCTGAACCGGAAGTCTGGCGACCTAAAGCTGGTGATACATACGCAGTGTTCGGAATTCAGTTACCGAATGCTTATATCTGCAACGATACAACGCAGACCGGTGCCAGCTGGGAAGTATTCAAAGAAGCTGCCAAATACCTGTACGAGCATGAAGATAGGAAGTTCACATTTACCGGCACGCTCGATGGAATTTGGGCTAAAAAACGCTGGTTGCAGATTGGTGGTAAAATTAAACTAGGCGGTTACGTAGACTTTTCCGACACACAATTTCATCCAGAAGGTTCCCTTATCCGGATGATCGGAATCAAACGTTTTGTGAATAATCCGTATTCTCCCGAAATTGAACTTTCTAACGAACCGGTAAGCACATCTGTTTCAAGTGATCTGAATAAGATTGAGACAAACGAGGTAACGGTCGATAGTAAATACAAAGATGCTTTGCAGTTTACTAAGAGACGGTTCCGGGACGCAAAGGAAACGATGTCGATGCTGGAAGATGCATTGTTGAATTTCTCTGGATCTGTCAATCCGATAACTGTTTCAACTATGCAACTGCTTGTAGGTGATGAAAGTTTGCAGTTCCGGTTTGTGAACTCAAAAACAAATCCGGCACAAGTATCTCACAATATTACTTATAATGCCAGCACAAGAATACTGAATGCTCCAGCAGGAATCATCCAGCATTTGACACTCGGTATTAATACTCTTTCTTCTTCTCACAAGGCAAATGAATATAAATACTGGGATTTAGTTGAATACAATTCTCCAGCACTCATTGACCCTGCAAAGAAGTTTTATCTATATGCTAAATGTAGCAATGAGAATCAAACTGGTACGTTTCTTCTAAACGAAACAGCTATTAAGATGGAGGGCATAGCAGGATATTATCACTTCCTAGTCGGTGTCCTCAACAGCGAGTATGAAGGTGATCGCAGTTTTGTTGAACTGTATGGATTTACGGAGATTCTGCCGGGACGGATAACTACTGAACAGATAATTTCCCCGGATGGGGAGACGTATTTCAATTTGGTAAAAGGTGAAATAGGCGGAAATATTCAAATTAAAACCGGATCGTCCGGATTGGAAAATCTGTCTGAATGGGAAGCAGCTCACAAAGAAATTGAAGATGCTGGTAAAGCAGCAGAACAGGCCAATAATGCAGTAGAAGGGCTTCATGGTTATGTAGATGGAGTATTTGCCGATGGTATTATTACGGAGGCCGAAGCGAAAGCTATTGAAAAGTATATCAATACGATTAATAATGCAAAGGCGGCGATTGAAGCTACCTATAACAAGCTATACACTAATGTGTATTTATCCGGGTCTGCCAAAACGGGTTTATTAAATGCTAAAGTTACCCTTATGGGGTGTATTTCAGACCTGATAAATGCAATTAATACAGCTATTGACGATGGACTTACAACACCGGAAGAGAAACAAAACGTTGATGCCAATTTTGCCTATTTCAATAGTGCCTATGCTGACTTTAATACAGCCGTAGAATCTGCAAATAGAGCTATTCAGGATAAGTTAAAGGAGTTCTCGGATGCTGCTATGAAAGAAGCATTGCAAGCCTTACAAGACGCAGAAGATGCCGGCAAAGCAGCGGAACAGGCAAACAGCGCAGTTAGTGGTTTGCACGACTATGTGGACGGAGCATTTGCTGACGGCATTATCACAGAAGCAGAGGCTTTAGCCATTGAGAAGTATCTAAATACAGTCAAAAATACAAGGGCAGCCGTCGAAGCTACCTATAACAAACTGTACGCAAATTCATACCTAGAAGGTGAAGCGAAAACAGGTTTGCTGAATGCCAAAATATCCCTATTTGGCGCTATTGACAATCTTATTGCTGCAATTAATGTAGCTATCAATGACGGGCAGACAACCGTTGAGGAGAAGAGGAATGTAGATGATAAGTTTGCCCTGTTTAATTCTTCCTTGGCTAGTTTCAATACAGCGGTTGAAGTTGCGAATAAAGCTATTCAGGATAAATTGAAAGACTATTCAGATCAGTGCTTCGCTGAATTGAAAGTTCTCAATACTCAAATCTCCGCACAGGTGACGCGGGTCGATAGCTTAACGCAGAGGATAGATACTGCTGGATGGATTACCACGGCCGATGGAAATAAAATTTATGCTTCTAAAGAGCTGGAAAATGGCAATACGCTTATATCTTATATCAACCAGGCGGCAGGTGAAACGACTATTCACTCTTCAAAGATTAACCTAGAAGGTGCTGTTACAATCACCGCACTACATAGTGACCTGCAGACAGTGATTAACTCCAAGATTGACAGGGACGGATTAGGTAAGTTGGCATTTGAGGATGCGGTTGAATATGCGAAATTAGGCACTACCATTGTGGTAGGCGGTTACCTAAATACTGAATTGATAAAAGTCCGTAGAATTGATGCAGATTCCGGTTTCATAGGTGGTTTTACCATCGAGGGTGGTCGTCTTGTGTGGACACGTTCTGATTATTTCGGAGGGACATCAAGAAGTTTAAAGCTTGGTTCAGGAACTGCAAAGGAAGGTGTTATTAATGTGACTTTTAATGCTGCAACTGATGGTAAATTTGGAGTTTGTGCAGTAGGAGCAACAGCTGGAGGAAGTGCGGCCATCTATGGTTCTTCTAAATCAAATCCTACATATCCGAGCAATTACATTTATGCTGGATATTTTGATGGGAATGTAGAAGTATTAGGTGATGTTTCTGCAAACGGATTTTACCCAAGGGATGGTAATGGTAATTCATTATCTGTATTGTCCGATGTATGGATTACTAATCTGGACTCTCCAGGAAAGATCTACAAGCAAAAAATACGTATAATAAAAGGTATGGTAGTAGAAATGACAAATACATAAAATTGTAATGAAAGTAAATTTAAACAGAAACTTGCTTGACTTTAGAGGTCGGGAGTTTATTGAATTAGTGAATGGGAAAGAAAGTAAGAAATCTGTCCGTGATTTGGTTGCAGAGGCATTATTTGCAGCTGGTTCTAATCCACAGAAGAATATGGAAACTTCCAAGAAGTTACGAGCATATAAAATGCTACAACAGATTATTAGCAATCGTGGAGTACTTGATATTGAGACAGAAGATGCTGCTCTTTTAAAAGAGATTTGTGGAGAATATCTCACTGCAGGTACATACGGACAAATTTATGATTTAATAGAAGGAGGAAACAAAGAATGAACATTACAGCAACTAACAGCACCGCTTCAACTAAGGTTACGGATGCTATCATGGTTAAATACAGAATGTCAACTCGTGGTACAGAAGCGGTAAAAGATATTACTGCCGAGATTGTCAAGGATGAAACGGTAGCCGGATTCTTCAATGCATCACGAAATGGAGTAACCGGCTTCTCGCTGCATGAGGATCATGGGCTAACCTCTGGCGAAGTGAAACAAGTGTTTCAGACAGCTATCGATGATTGTAGCGAAGTCTTTAAATAAAGTATTAATATTTTAGATAAATGATTATGGATTATTTCAAAAACTTACTTATTGGATTGATTACCGGTATAGCTGCTTATCTTAATCCCATCTCTGGAGAGATCAAAAGCCTTATTGCAGTATTTGCTCTTAATTTCATCTGTGGGCTGCTTACTGCGCTACTTATCAATCATGAAAGCTTTTCTTTCAAAAAAGCTTGGAGATGTATTGTAGAAGCAACTATTTTCTTTGCCTTGGTTAGTTGCATCTACTTTATTGGTGAACACAAAGGTAATCCGGAAGGTGCGCTACAATGCGTCTCATTTATTACGTACAGCGTATTCTATTTTTACGGGGTAAATATTCTAAGGAATATCAAAGAGATTTTACCTAACTCTAGCAATGGCTATAAGGTAGTAGCTTTCTTGCACTATGTACTAAGTGTCGAGTTTATAAAGAATATCCCTTATCTAACGAACTACTTACAAAAAGGAGGTGCAAAATGAAGACTATTGATACAATTATTATCCACTGCTCGGCCACACGTGCCGGGCAGGACTTACGTGCAAAGGACATTGACCGGATGCACAAACAAAGAGGCTTTAGTCAGATCGGTTATAACTTCGTCATTGACCTTGACGGAATGGTTGAGAATGGGCGGCCGTTAAGCATCGACGGAGCGCATTGTAATACCAAAGGATTTTCAGAGTTTTCGTATAATAAGCATAGTGTTGGCATCTGTTATATCGGAGGCTTGGACGCATCTGGAAAGCCTGCTGATACACGTACTCCGGCTCAAAAAGCTAGTTTGCGTGAGCTGGTAGCAAAGTTATGTAAGGAGTATGATATTGTCGAGGTTCTCGGACATCGTGATACATCTCCAGACCTGGACGGAAGTGGAGAAGTAGAACCAGCAGAATATATCAAGGCTTGTCCCTGCTTTGATGTCAGGAGTGAATTTTCTAATTTCTTGCGTAATACAGTGATCTGGCCATGAAAGTGCTACCATGGATTTTGATTGTGTTGTTAGCCTTGGCGGTTCTGTTTTTATGGAACCGCCAACAAGAACTGTCGGGACTACCACATCCGGATACAACCGAATACGTCGAAACTATTCCTTTCTATTACCCTGTACCTAGGGATAGTGTAATCAAGAGATATAAAACAGTTAAGTTGCCAATAAAGAAAGATTCTTGCGAGGTTAAACAAGATACCTGTATCCTTGATTCGGCAGAGGCCGTTATTCCTATTACCCAGAAGATATACGAAGATAACCTATACCGGGCATGGGTGTCTGGCTATGATGCAAAGTTGGATAGTATTGAAATTTATAGTCGGACACGGGAAATTAGAAAACCAGTACTGTTTCCAGCAAAGCGCAAAAGATGGGGATTAGGGTTGCAGGCTGGGTATAGCTATCCTAACGGTCTTTATGTTGGGGTTGGGGTGAGTTATAATTTGTGGCAGTGGTAATACAATAGTAAATGTTTAATGAAAAAATACTATATAACTATTCATACTCAATTTTAGTTACATGTTTCAATTATATGTTTGAGTAGTTACTTGAATGTACTTTTATCCCCAGATGTTAATTGTTGTTATAATTTTCCATGAATATTGAGAATATATGTCGGAATAGTGTAATATTTGTACGGTATAATTTAAAATCAAAATATTATGGGAAGTACTGGATCTGGAAATTTTAGTGATTATAAAGAATATAATAAGGCTGAAAAAGGAATAACTGGTGGATTTGATAAAATAGATCAATGTTCTATTGCTTTTTCTGATTTTCTTGAAGATGTAGAAACATGTGAATATTATTTAAAATATGGCGTATTACCTCCAGAATATACAGTCGTTTTTGTTGTTTTTGATAAACGTATGGTAGCAAAAGATGAGGAGGGATTAATTATAGGTTATCTTCCAACAAAATATAATTATCTCCGAGCTTGTATTGCAGACAATTATACTTATGAGGGAATTGTTAACGCTGTACTCACATCTCCTATAAAAACAGTTTCTATAGCAATAACTCCATTAAAAAAATGAGTAAAATATGTTTAATAGGCGACATCCTTGTAGACGTTACTCTCAAAACAGAGTTTAATCCACTAAAAATGCGTTTAGGAGGAATAGTACATGCTGCTCGTGCTCTTTGGGCCATGGGCGTAGAATATGATGTAGCCTTTTTCTCTCCATCATATCTTGACGTTCATATAAGAAAGTATCTCCAAAAAGTGGGATGTTATCAAATTTTCAAATTGGGTGATGTGAAAAATTTGCCATACACTATTCTTATAGGGGAGGCCAAAGAAATAGGTGACCAACAGTATGACTTTCTATTAGGAGATAATAATGCAGATATTGATTATGATAAGAATAGTCTTATTAGACTTTCTGGGTATTCACAAATTCTTGTAATTTCAGGAAATTATGATTTATCTCTTTTAATTCCTTATATTAGTGATAGTTGTAAAATATACAGTGATATAGCTAATAATGTAAAATCTTATGAGGACTTGAAATTAGAACGAAAGTTTGATACATTATTTCTTTCAACATCTTCAGACTTATTTAAACAGTATTATTCTTCTTTTGACGATTTTATAGGGCATCTATCTGCATATGCAAATAGGATTGTGTTAAAGGAAAATCGCGGGGGAAGTCGTGCATTTGATTGCTTAAAACAAGAAAAGTATAGCATACCTTCCCAAACTAAATCAATAACTCACTCAGTAGGTGTTGGTGATGTTTATGATGCGGTTGTAATGTCCTTGAGTGATGAACCTTTTGAAGATGCTCTATATCGTTCATCATGGATAGCATCCGATTATGCATCAACGACTTTTACTGAAAATTTTAAGCAAAATGTTCTGCGAACTTTATCAATTTCTATCGCTGATTTAAAATTGTTGGGAGGATGCTTGGTACCATGGGAGGAACGAATTGATTGTAATATATATATAGCCGCTCCAGATTTTGATTTTGTTGATAGAGGTCCTATCGATATTCTATGTAATAGTCTAGAATATCATAATTTTAAACCTCGGCGTCCCATAGTGGAGAACGGTCAAATGAGTAACGGTGCAAAGAAAGAAGAAAGAATCCAATTGTTCAGTAAAGATATGAGCCTTCTTGATGAATGTAATATTCTTATTGCTGTAATCATATACGATGATCCTGGTACTTATATTGAAATAGGTTTAGCTGCTCAACGTCAACTACCAGTAATCGTTTATGACCCTTATCAACGTGCAAACAATTGTATGCTTACTGAATTACCTACTCTTGTAAGCCATGATCTTGATGTCGTGATATCTGAGGTCTTTAATCAATATTCTAAACAATTAGACTATGGAAATTAAAAAAGGTATAATATTAGTATCTGGTGGAATGGATTCTACCACATTAATGTATTTATTTGTACATCAAAAGGTGGAATTTATTCCGCTTTTTATTGATTATGGACAACATTGTGCAAAAAAAGAGTATGCAACTCTTTTGTCTGTAATACCTGATTCATATCGCGATAAAATAGAGGTTATAAATGTATCATCAATATATAAACACTCGAAATCTCGCTTTATTATTCCTGCTAATTTGTGGGAGGATAATATAAAAGCAGAAGATTTATATATTCCTTATCGTAATGTATTACTTCTTACAATTGCAGCATCTTATGCGCAGACGATCGGAGAGTCTTATGTTTATTCTGCATTTATTAATAGTAATCATGCTAAAGAAATAGATTGCTCTTCTGCGTTTTTTGATAAATTGGAAGGCTTACTTTCAGAGTATGGATCGGTTAAGATAAAGATGCCATTTCGTGATATGTCAAAGTACGAGGTTGCAAGATTGGGGATAGAGCTTCAAGCCCCAATAGGTAAGACTTTTTCCTGTCAGGCATCTCCTGATATTCCTTGTGGAGCTTGTCCTAATTGTGTGGATAGGTTAAACGCTTTGAAACAGATAGAAAAAGAAATATTGAGTTATGAGTAGTGGTATGGCTTTCAATGCACAGAAACTTGCTGAATATATATTGACAGGTTCTGAATTTGAGGTTTGCGACCCAAGCCCATGTCCTTATAATAATCACATAGGGGCGTTATTTACCGACATTATTTTACAGGCTGGTGTAAATTATGGTACGGTCGTACACCCACGTGTAATCTTTGTTTTGGAGAATTATCCACAGGCGTATACTGTATCTCGTTTCTATGTAACCCTACGTAAACATGGTATAGAAAATGTTTTGTGTTGGAACCATCCTGTCAAATTACAACGAATGTATGATTTGCTTGATTTTTGTCTTAATAATGGTATTCAAACTGCCCATGATTTAAAATGTTTTTTACATGACATTAACCATATTGCATCTTTCAAAAAAATCAAAGGGATAGGTGATAAGACTTTTGATTATTTATTGAAATTAATGAATGTTGATACGGTAGCTGTGGATCGTCATATTTTTTCATTTGTCAAAGAGGCTGGCATTGATAACAATAATTATCAGGAAGTAAAAGCTATTGTTGAGTATGCGGCAGATTTTCTGGGTATATCACGCCGCTGTATAGATTATAGTATTTGGTCATATATGTCATCAAAAATGCTAAATAAGCAATTGTATTTTGAGTTTTAGATTAATATTCATTTGAAACTATTGAAAGGGAAAGCTTAATGAGGGCTACCTCATTTATGCTCTTTGTTAAATGCTAGAGCCGTTAGCCTTTATTTTCTCTAATAATTGGCAGAATAGTATTCAAATAAAAAATAATAGTATATTTGTATACAGACGTGGATGTCTGTTGTATCATCTCTCTACGGAAAAGTTGCTAGTTTTCGAGAACGGGAGACAATACGTTATATACTCCAAAAAGAATGAGCCTCGACTAAGTGTAGTCGGGGCTTTTATATGTTGTCTAACATTTGATTGCCTTAATAATATTGGTTTATTTGTTTCTATTTTTGTGAGATGATTAATAACATAATTGATTATGGAAGATTTTAATCCTTTAAATGAGAAGCATATTCAGATATCAAACGCTGGGCTTTGCCTACTTACTCCCTGGCTGAACCGCCTATTTGATATGCTCGACTATCTGAATGAGGAAAAGACGTTTGTAAACACGGAAGCTCAGATACATGCTGTATTCTTGCTGCAATACTTCGTGTATGGAGACGATCGGGAATATTTGGAGACAGAGCTATCTTTCAATCGATTGCTGGTCGGACTCCCTTGGCATGTTCCGCTTCCGAAGCAGATGCCTTTTAGCCGGAGAGAGACGGATGTTGTCGACTCATTGTTGATGGCTGTGAAAAACCAGTGGCCGCAGATGAAAGACAAGTCATCGGTCAAGGGATTCATGGAGAGCTTCGTTGCCCGTAGTGGTACGCTGGAGCAACAGGAGGAACAGTGGTTGTTGGTGGTAGATGCAAAGGCATATGACATGCTGCTGGATACTGTACCGTGGAGTTTCAGGCGGATACAGTTGCCATGGATGGAAAAAAGGATAAGCGTTGCCTGGCGTAATGGGTAA